TCAACTCGACGAAAAAGCTCTCATTGCCCTCAGCACTCCTGAAGCGCGTCGTGTCCTCAATGAGATCGGACGCTACATGACGCCGAGCGAGCGCGGGCAGGTTACTGAACTGGTGAGCGCTCTTAAGCGCGCTGAGCGTCTGGGTAGTCCGGAAGATCAGGCAAGTCGCTTGGTCAAAGGATTCGATAAAATGTCTTCGTCTGCCAAGCAGAAAATAATGCAGGAGCTTGAAAAGCAGGGTTTGATAGAAAACCCGCTCGACAATTTGACGATGACCGTCGACGTTGCGGACAAGTTTGCTCGCATCATTAGGGAGAACGCCAAGAATTCTGCTCTTCTTCGCGCGGCAGAAAACTACGCCGATACTTTGCGCGGCGCGGCGCGGAGACAGTACCCGCAGTATGACGAAGCTCTTAAGAAGAGCGCCGCGCTTGCTCGCGTCGGCGAAGCAGCCACCGGCACCGGAAGGTTTGATAGAACAGACTTTCTGCGTGATTTTCCTGACGAGTTCGTTCAGGCGTTGCGACGCGCGGCCACTGAAGGGCCAACCCGCCCTCCCCGTTTCACGCCAGAAGAGCGAAAGGCTTACATTGAAGCCTATCAGAGCGGCTATGCGGAACTTCCCGATGGAACAGAAATTGGGTTTGATAGTCTTAACTTGCCTGACGGAGAGCTTCCTCCCGACGCCCTGCCGTTTGGAGGGCTTCAAGAAGACTATAATCTTGGTTTAGCCGAACGCCTCAACTACGCTTTGCGAGAAGGAAAGCCTCTTTCGCCTGAAGCGCAGAGAATGTACGATGCTATAATCGAAGAGTTTCAACTTGCCTCGCCGACGGAGCAACAGCAAATGCTGGCGCGTTACGTCGGCGGCAAAGATCTGCGACTAGACAATCCTGGATTTTCATCCACAACTATATTTGACAACATCGATGAAACATCGGGTGTAGAGTATCTGACTCCTGATGAAGCTGCGGTTATAATGAACATCGAAGTTCCAAAGGGTTCGAAAGCTCTACGCTTGGATCCTTCAGAAGAGTTCGGCGATGAAGGTGAAGTTCTTCTTCCTCCTGGAACTTTCTCTCCTTCCGGCGATCGCACTCTATACGAAGGGCCGACGGAAGGAGAGGTTTATCGTCAGGACTTCAGGTTTCAAGACAATGTACCGCCGCGTCCGACAAATCCCAGTGAAGCGGAAGCTATTCGCATCCGTGCCCGTGACGCAGTGGTCGACCGTGCCACTGGCGGCAGCGGGGCGCAAGCCATGTCGACGGCACGTCAGCTCAGCCGTGGAACCGCGCAGCAGCAACGCAACCGCGCGCTCTTGGGCGAAGAAGGCGCGGCGCAGCTTGAACGTGGTATGGAGAACGAAGTTCGGCGAGTTACCAATACGCTATACATCGATCCACGTACTGGAAGTCCAACCGCTGGTCGTTTAGAGGACAATAGCGCGGTAAGTGAGTTCTTGGCAATGGGTGCCGACGTAGCGTCTTCGGGTAAAACGGGTCTCATTCGTGCGACTCGCTCCTGGCTGCGCGACACAGGCATCAAGAATGTGGATGCCGAACGCCTTGTTCGTGACGCCATAAGCGAAGACCCTGCTCGTATTCGGCAAGCAATCGACTATCTCGCTCGGCGCGGCGTGAGTCGCGAACGTGCTGGCAGTATGATGCGCTGGATCAGTTCTACAGCAGCCGGACGCGCTATGGGAGGCACCTTTGGCAGCGAGCGCCCGCGTCCCATTCCAAACTCTGTTCGAGCTACGGTCAATCGGGCAAAGGTTGTCGAAGAATGACTCGCATCACTGAAAACTTCACACTCGAAGAATTCTTGGTTTCTGACGTTGCTCGGGCACGGGGTATCGCCAATACTCCGACCAGCGCGCACGAGCGAAATATTCGTCAGGTGCTTGCACCGATTCTGCAGACTATTCGTACGGAGTTGGGAGTTCCCGTCGTCATCACCAGCGCGTATCGCAATCCTGAGGTCAATCGAATTGTAGGAGGCGTTCCCAACAGTGACCACGCGCGCGGGCTTGCCGCTGACATTCGCACACGGGACAGATCAGCGTTTGAACTTGCACGGTTCATTGAGAATCTGATGCGCAAGGGAGGCCCACTTGACGGAAAAATTGATCAGCTCATTCTTGAGACTAGTCGGGGCATCGTTCATATCGGAGTAGGGAGGCGTCTACGCGGCCAGCGTCTAACCCAACGCGGGCCAGCCGGAACGCCGTTTGAACTGGGCATCAGAGCGTGAAGCAGTTCGTCAACAGACTCTGGAGTTCACTCCTGCGGCCCGAAGGGCGGCGGGCTTGGGCATTCCTTGCTTTGCTCGGAGCAAGTAGCGTGATGACTGCCATGATCACGCTGATTCTATACATGGTCCGGATAAATACGAAGTATGTGTTCTATCTGGGTTTGGCTGCTCACGTTCAGCTTGCCATATGCATTACAGGATTCATGGCCATGTTCGTGAAGCGACAGGTTGAATTCGGGCGTGACGGGTTCAAAGCCAAAGATCTACATCATGATGATAAGGAGACTCCCGATGTTTAGCGTTCTCACCTCCAAGATCTTTGGCGGAGAGCGGGCCACTGCCCGCGCAATTAGTCGCTTGCAAGATATGCCGCGAGACGCTATTGATCCCGCCGACCTGTGTGCGCAGGCTGATGCAATTTTGCAACAAGGAGGCCGCTAATGCCCCCCGTAAAAACGCTCTCGACGGCCCTGTTTTTGCTTTTGGCTACCCCACTAGCCCAAGGGTGCAAAACAGCGTCGGAGACGCCTCTGAGCCGCCTCGACGTGCAGGTGGTGGGGGTAAGTATGCCCGTACCCTGCCCAGCCCTTAGCAGCCTTGGCCCTGAGCCGGTTTATCCCGACACGGATGAAGCCATTCGCTCTGCGCGCAATGTTGCGGAGCGGGTGCTGCTCTACGCTGCTGGTCGCGTGTTGCGCATACAGCGCCTGAACGAATACCAGACTGCGGCAAAAGCCTGTGATTTTTAGGACTAAGCATGACCGTCGATCAAATGGCTCATCCTGAGACTACGTCCGCGCCCATAACAACCGCTGCGCAGATAAGGCAGGCTGAACTGATAGCTTTGCAGCAGATTGTCAATACTCTGAACACGATGACGAGCGACATGGCTACGCATCGTGAGAAAATGAACACGATGGTCATTGACATCGCTCTTATCAAGGAGCGCCAGACCAATCAAGCCGGTCAGTCTTTGGTGATTGAAGAGTTGCGTTCTCGCATCGAAATACTGGAGTCGCGACGGCACCAACAGGACGGAGCCGCGTCATTCGCCCGATGGCTGAAAGACTTTGGCCCGTGGGTCATTGCCGGTGCCGCCGCGCTCTGGACTTACGTGAAATCCCTAACGCCCTAAGCGTCTTCCTGCTCAGCGATGAGCTGCTCCAGTTCGATGCGCGCTTGGCGGTAGCGACCCATCACAATTAGACTGATGATGAACCCGTCGCGAGTATTAAGCTGAGACGTGTATTTCCAAAGATGCTGAGAAGCATCAGGATTGACAGGAACTTCAAGCTCAATGATCTTTTCCACGTAGTGGAGTGCCTTCTTCAAGTCCTCCACGCCATTCTTCTTGCGCCATCGCGAAATGTATTTGGTGGCGTTGCCCACGTGGTAGCCGAGACCGGAGTCATGAACCCAGTCCCAATGTTCGTACTGCATTTTCTTGTAGTGAGTTCCGCCGTGCTGTTTGCTGTTCGCACTCATATGAGCCTCCTTGTTGCTTCGTAAAGAACCTGCTGAAACCGACCCTTTACGGGGCAGTAGTCGGGATCGTCCATGTCATCCGAGGCTTCGATAGTTTCAAGAATATCTCGCACATATCCAAGAAAAACTTGACCGATTTGACGCATCGGCAAATTTCCGCGCTGATACTCATCTCCACAGTAGAGCGCCCCTTCCAAGCTGTCAGCTAGGTTTAGCCAAGTGCGCTCTTCTTCTGACAGTCGCCTTTCGTAGAAGGTAAGCCCAGCATTCTCTATGATGTTCTGCTCCGCCCTTTGCACCTGCTCGCGCAGACCCGGAATCTTGCGCTTGAATGGGGCCGGTATGTCGCCAGTCTCTTGCTCCGGAAGATCGTGCTGCAACGCGGCCAGGATTAGTTCCTTGGTGATCGTGTCTTCGCCAACACAGGTGACAAGCAACGCCAAGACGTTGAAGGTGTGATGCCCCACCGTGTTTTCTTTGAGAACATCGAAGAGGTGAAACCGCTTGACGACACCCCCTCGCCGATAAAACGTGAGGGCTCTCAGAATTTCAGAGCGACTTTTCATCATGTGTCTTCTTCCTTCTCATAATCCAGTTTCGTGCATCCTGCCGCCAGTCCCAGCCGAGGTCCGTCTCGGGTTCTTTCAGCGCGGCCAACGCGGCGGGGTAATCCTTGGCCTTGTGGTGAGCCCATGCCCGTAACATAGGCTCAACTGTGCTGATGAAAAAGGGGTGAAAAAATTCTTTTGTCTCTCCATTCTTGACCAGATCGATACAGTCACTTTCGAACATATTCGGTTTTCCATCAATCATGCCGCGCGGTTTGTGAGAGTGTCCAAGATAGAAGTTTGAACTATCTACATCGATGCGAACTTTCCGAGACGGGTACTTCAAGACATTATCGTAGAGGTGATAGTTGTTGCTGAACTGGATCATTTCTCCAACCAGCAACCTCAGTCGTTCTGCCATGTACTCTTGCAGAACGCTGAAGTGAACAGCGTTTGCTCCATGCGCGCCCCACAGAATATCGTTGCTCCGACACAGTACGGTCATGTGCAGCCGATCTTTGACGATACGGAAGTAGACGTGGGTATTGCATGGTACGTCAGTAGTTCCACGCGCAACCGCGCCCAAGTCCCCGAAGCCTGACGGCCCGCCGTCCCACATTGTCAGAACAGCGCGTCGCGAATTGGGGTCTTTGGTAAGCTGATCCACAATCGTCTCCAACTGATCGTATTCAAAGTAGTGTCTCCATCTGTAGCCGTAGGCTCCCGGCTGAGTAGTGCCCCCATCATCGGAGAAGTTGGCCATGCGCTTGTTGAATTGGCTGAGCCACTCTAGGTCATTGGAACCGGCCAGCATCCATAGGCTCTCGAATAGATGAAAGAATGGATTGGCGTCTCGCAAGGGGCTGAACAGCACCCGCTCCATCGGCCGTTCGGTAACAGTCACTACGGGGCCGGGAGCAACTGTGACCGGCCCGTTGCGGCTCGTCTCTTTGACCCCGTATTTCTCCAGATAGTACAGCCCGCTTGCCAGCGCGTCGTTGACATTGCGAACTTGCATTACATGAATCATGTTACTTCTCCCATTCACGTTTTACAGGCGGAGTCAAAGGTTTCTTGGACGCCTGCTCATCCAAGAATTTCTTACCAGCAGGTGTCGGCTTGGGCAGCTTGTCGCGCCCGAACTTGTCTGGCAGCAGGCCGACACGGTAGCTCGTTGCATCGCAGCCCGCGCATGGGCCGAAGTCACGCAATCCGAGGATCAAACGCTTGCGCGCTTCGTCCATCACTCTGCCGTGCCATATGTCCATCAGTCCGACTTTGTGAATGTTACCGGTGGCCAGCTCTCCCCGCCAGTCGTTGCAGCAGATGGCCGTGGAACCGTCCCACCTAAAACTCAGCTCGCGGAAGGGCTTGGCGCAGGGCTTCCCCTGCCCCGCGTCGCTTTTGGGGGCACCCGCCCCCGCGTGATTGTTCAGCGTGGCGTGAGTGCCCTCCGTATTGGCGTCGATGGGGCGTATATGCACTAGCCGCCGCGCGCTAGGCTTTTGCCTTGCGTGAGGGTTGCCCAGCGGGTCGTCGGGATACACGTAGAACTCGAAGCCGCGCTCACTTTTGGGTACAGAAGAAAGTTCGGCGTTGATGGCTGCAAGGATCTTGGGAACGAGGTTGACGTTCTGGTATTCATCCAGCCCAAGCGTGTTCAGACCCGCGTTGAATAGCGCGCGTATTCTTTCCAAGCCCTTTGGCCCTTGCAATCCTCCGCCATTGGAGAGCATCAGCATACTGGCACGGGGCAGATGCTTGCGAAAGATAGCGATGATCTTTGCTGCGTCGGGATGCAGGGATGGCTCGCCGTGCATTGCGAACTCAATGCGGCTGTTCCACCTGTGGCGCGCCAGTTCACTAGCGATGCGTTCGGCGGTCTTGGCCGTCATGAACTTGTATGTCCGCTCTTTGCCGCGAATTCCGTTGATGCCGCAGAAAGAGCAGCGAAGGTTGCACCCCTCCACCAGTTCTATCTGAACTGCGAACGGTGGCTCTTGTCTGTAGACCATAGTCAGCTCCTTGGAGTGTAGCGTTGCTTGGGTCGCCCTTCTCTCAGACGAATTCGCTCATACTTGTCGAATTCACAGAGGCAATTCTGCAAGTCTTGCGCTGTCAGCGGCTCCATGCTCAGCCGCGCATTGACTTTGTCTCGCAACTCACGCAGCGTGTTGCGGAATACTTGTTCACGCCATGGAGCGTTGACATCGCGCTCCATGACCCTGTTCAAGCCGCGCCGACTTCCCGGCCCGCTTGCGGCGAAGGTATGAAAATCGATCCAATTGTTTTGCGTGGAGTACTTGATGTCCGCCAGAACTTGCGCCGCCATGAAGCTCCCTAATCCATGCCAGTTTGTCAGCAGTGCATGAATGTCTTCCATCGAGTTCATCTGCATCATGCGATTCATTAAATCTGCGCGCTTATTCCACATGGGAATGAGAACGACGTCCAGGACATAGTCGATCTTATTCATCGACCTTCCATTGGTGCTGACGATGTAGGCCGCATTGAAATTTCGTAGTCCTGTGTTCGCACGTTGCTTGAGAAAGCTGCGCATTCGTTTGGGAACAAATGGAACTACTGAGTCTTGAATGGCGGTCAGCGTTTCTTCGTTGTTGAAGAATCGCGCAACTGTGGCCGCGAACCAATGATACTCTTCCGGATACTGCTTCAACCAGTTAAGAACGAACTTGGTGACGCGGTCGTCGTTGCGTCGCACGTTGCAGAATCGCCATTCGCTGATTATAGGATCGACGTTTGTGTAGCTACGAAACGTCAGCGGGTTCTTACCATCCTCCTTCCAAATGCGGTGCCGTTCACGAGCCTTGATGAACTTGACAAGATCAGTAACTCGCATTTTAGAGCCTCCCCGATTGATAGGCTTTCTTCCAGCTGATTCGCACGTCTTCACGCTCGGCCCACGCATCGCCGCTCTTGGCTTGCTTCTTGACCACAGTCACGAATTTCGGGTGCAACTTGGCCAGCCCCCGCGCGCCTTTGGACTGCACTTCCATGGAGCGATAGGTGGAGCAGCCCCCTGGAGCGTTGCTACGCCCTTGATCTTGACACCAACGGTTCAGAGTGACGCTTTCATAGCCGAGTCGCAGAAGCTGAAGCGCGACGTCAAAATCTTCCATGACTGGTAGACGATCGAACCGAACGCCCTCTCTCTTCAGAATATCGGCGTTGTATCCCAACGCGCGCAGACACCGCGTATTACGAATGAAGTAATCGTCGGGGTTACGGTTAGCGCCTTCTCTTACTGCGATGGACGCATGAGCATAAGTCTTGAGTATGCTCTCCATAGCTTTCAGCATCAGCGTTACATCGGTCGCGTCGGCCCTCTGCAGAAGTTGGGGGTTGTCCTTTCGCCGCACGAAGAAGCTCAGGTCGTCGTCCAGCATCAGCACCGGCCCTTCACTTATGTCGATTATGTGCTGGCGAACTTTGCCGATGCCTTTGACGTCGACGACGTAAAGTGCTTCTTTCCCGAAGCGAGCGGCATAAGGTTTGAAGTCTTTCGCTCCGATGACCATTTTCGTGCGCGCCCGCGCAGCGGGAGGAAGATGGTCGATTGTGTGATGTGCTTGATCTGCCCTGCCAAGGCTTGGAATGAATATCTGCATCATTTCTTCTCCACAGATCAGAAACCCCGCCACTCTCGAACGAAAGCGGCGGGGTCTGAGGCGGGTAGCGCCAGCGTTACCCGATGGCGATGAAGCCCTTGTCAGCGGCCCACTTGAAGTCCAGCCGACGGTCGCCGTACTCGGCGTCATTGGCGAGGGCTTCGCGCGCAGCCGCCGAGGTCTTGTACGACATGATGATCTCGACCATCCGGCCCGTCCACGAGCCGGCCCGCACCTTTTCAGCCGCCTCCTTCGGCGTCATCAGATGCTTGTACGTGAAGTCCGCGGCGACGCGGCCACGACCCGAGCCGGTCTTCTCCTTGGCTGGCGCGTTGCCCTTCGTCGCAGCGGCGGGCTTCTTGGCGGGGGTGCCGGTCTTGGTCTTGAGCTTCTCTGCCATGATATTGTACTCCTCTTCTGTTATGGTGATATGTTCACCGACTAAACGTACTGCTTCGGGGGTTGCTCCCTCGGTCAGCATTTGTACCTTTAGCTCCTCTAATGCTGACTGTAAAGAACAATTTTCGTCCAAAGTGTAGTTTTTCATCTGCCAGTTGGGAATGATGCGATCACGCACTCCCAATTGGCTAGGAATGTTGACCACCCGCTGAACCGCCAAGGTGCCCTCAAACGTAGGGGCTAGCATAAATACCCTGCCAAACTGCCCTCCGATGGCCGTAGCAGGGTCTCTGGCCACACAGGGAACAAAGCCGGTAGGCCACCAGCTAGGCAAGGGCGGCGGCGTCTCAGGAGCTTTACGCTTGGGCATTAGCGCCCCCTACGGTTGGCCAGCGCCTCCAGCAGCGCGGCTTGTGTGCGGGTCTTGCCCCGCTGAACGTGGAACACTGTTTCATCTACGGTATCCTCTGCAAGAATATGGTGGACGAACGCCCGCTTGCTCTTGTTCCCTTGGCGTATCACACGCTTGATGAACTGGTCATAGAGTTCCAAGTCCCAGAACATGGAGAACCAGATCACGTGTTGAGCGCTGCCCTTCTGAAAGTTCAGACCGTGCCCCATGCTGGCGGGGTGCCCGAATAGAATAGGAATTTCGTTATTATTCCACCTCTCTTCCAGAGCTTTCGTGGCTTTGAGTGTCTTAGCGTCACACATGAACTCGGCTTCAGGAAACGCTTTTCGCAGACGGTCGCGGTCGTGATTGAACTCGTAAGCCACCAGAACCGGCGCGCCGTTGAGTTCATCGACGAGATCACGTAGGGCTTGCAGCTTCAGATCGTGAAGCTCCAGCACGTCGCGCTCTTTTCCCAGAACTTTACTCGCCAAGTCATCGTCGACATAGACGGCCCCGTTGCATATCTGCCGATGCTTCGTTGTCTTGGCGGCGGCGTTGCTGGCAATGACTTCTTTGTTTTCGATAGAAGCGATCAGCTCGGCTTCCAGCTTGTCGTATAGCCCGCGCACCTTGGGTGGAAGTGCGACGTAGTGCTTGAGATACACTGTCTCGGGCAGTTCTAGATGATCTTCCGCGCTGGCGCGCATGGCGAGCGGCTTTATCGCTTCGTAGATACGTTCCGCAGCTCCAGGCTGAAGAACCCACTTCCAGCCATTAGGATCGACAGCTCGAAAGTATTTTGTGCGATAGTGGGTGATGTAGCGCCCGAGCGCATTGCCCAGATCCAGAACATACATTTGTCCGAACAAGTCCAGCAACCCATTCGGAACAGGAGTGCCCGTCAGCCCCCAACGGCGCATGAAAGTCGGCAACACCTGCTTGAGTAGCTTGAACCGGACGCCTTTTGGATGCTTGAACTTGGTAAGTTCGTCGATGACAAGAGTGTCAAAGCCAAACGCCTTCCAGCGTCGCAGGTCAACAGACTGACCGCCGTCCGTCAACAGCCACGACAACCCTTCGGGGTTAATCACCAGAATATCGTAGTCTTCGTAGTTCTCAAGAACCTTCTTCTTTTGTGGCCCATGAAGCAAGCCGACGCGCAGATGCTCCAAGTCGCTCCACTCTGTCGGCTCCGCAGGCCAGACAAGTTGCGCCACGCGCAGGGGCGCGATTACGAGGGTGCGACGATTCGTCTTGGCGCGCTTGAGGGCGTCCAGAGCCTTTAGCACTGTGGCGGTCTTGCCCATGCCTGGATCAAACAACAGCGCCGCCGCCCCGTGCGACAGAAGAAACTTAACTCCGCGCCTTTGATAGTCGTGAGCGTTTTCGCTGAACGCGGGTTTCGATGGCTTCAAGAGCGGCTTCTTCGCTATCTGTCCACGCGACATCGTAACCTAGTCCTTCCAGCATATCGTGAATGTGAACCTGCTTTGGCTCTGGTGAATAGCCAACTTCCTTGAATTCTATGAGAAACGGGCGACCACCTGGAATGAGAAACATTCGGTCTGGCCAGCCCGTTTCGCTGCCACGGGGCGGCTCCAGCTTGATGCTTGCCACCCCGTAACGCTTCAGAGCTTTGTCGCGTACGGAGCGCTCCAGGAAGCTTTCTCTACGCAACGATGCTTGCCTTCTTGAGGGCGTCCTGTGCCACTTCAAGCTCTGTGAGGGCGTCGTGCAGACGAGTCACTGCGGCTTCCAGACACACCATTGATCCGGGATGCGAAGTAATGTCGTTGTCGCTGGTCGGGACGAGTTCTCCTCGCGACTCGTAGTTGCCGATGATCTGCGTGTTGACGGTTTCCACGCGCGCTCTGATCGTGTTGATGCGGTCGATAGCACCGAGGAGGGCGGACTCCATGGCGTTCAATCGAGTTTCGACGTGCACCTGTTGAAAATCTTTTTCGTTAATCATTTTTCTTCTCCTAGTTTTCGAGGAAGACACGCATCCGCGCGGCTTGCTCTGGGGTTAAAGTTATGGTCAGAACATGGCGCTTGCCAGGAAACATTCTACCTGCCGAGCGTTCCATGTAGAGAGCAGGGCTATCACTTTTTCCCACAATCTCAAGTTCAACTTTGACGCTTTTCATAGCTGGCTCCTTTGCTTGCAGTATAGCCCAAGTTGTAAGGACTACCTAGCCCGAATTGTATGGGCATGGCCCGCCCTTATCCTTCGCGTAAGAACACCAGCGGCACTTCGTGTTCGGAGTGGGAGCGAACCGTCGATCATTGAACATCGGAACAACCTTCTTTTCCCAGTCTTTACGAATGAGCTCGCCATCTTTAGCGGTGTACGTCCGCAGAACTTCGTTGTCTGTCGGTTGGTCGAGATACCACAGCCGCACCTGAATTTCTTTCAGATTTGAAAACTTCTTGAGTGTAGCTGCGCCGAAGAGTTCAACCTGTTCTTCGTTGATGTCGTATTTGCGCCCTGTCTTGAAGTCGATGACTTCAGCGGTATCATCGTCATAGAGAACAGCAACGTCCGCAATGATGCGTACCCATGTCTTCTTACCGAACCAATCGGTCGGCTCCCAGCTCTTGGTGAAGCCCCACTGCTGCTCCACCATAGGTGACAGAGATTTGAGCTGCTTCATCTCTTCGGCGAAGTGCTGATAACTCGCGGGCACCGTGTCAATCGTTGAATCTTTCAAGTATAGCTCGCCTTCCTTGTGAATAGTGGAACCGCGCTCCATGGCGGGGCTAACCTCACCCTCAGGAACTTTGTCCAGATACTTCAGCTTGAACCGAAGCGGACATTGCTTGTAATCGGCGTATCTGCTATACGACCATGCTGTCAGGAGAGCCATTCGTAATAGAACCTTTCGCCAGTAGGGAGAGTAATTCTTCCTACATACTTCAGCCAAATGCGCTTGTTGTTCACTGTGGTGACTGGATACCATGCGAACCATCTTTTCGCTTTTGCCATCAGTGTTTCACCTTCCGTGTATCGACTTCGTAGTGCCCAAAGAGTCGTTCTCTGAGTACGAATTTGATGAGGCCAAGTTCGTTACAACTTTCTAGATTACTAGTTGTAGAGACATCACCAGTAGTACAGTCGCCGAGAATAATGACGACGGCAGGGCGTTCAATGCCGAGTTTTATCGCGACCTCGAAAACCATGTCACAATAGTCTTCTAGAGGAACTTCGCGGGTGCTGCCATTTTTCCTACTCATATCTGCTTTTCCCTTCTGTGAATTTCTTCTGCTGACCCCAAGAAGATCCACTCTTACCCTCGCTCAGCATGGGGACATCCATCTGTTCGCTTATACACTCCATACTCTCACGGAGCACCTGCATTTCGGCCTTGGGGTCGGGGCCGCTGGACGCGTTCATTTCGTCATAGACCTGAACAAGAAAGCGCCCGCGCCGCTTGGGATGCTCGTTGTAGTTGATCATCGCTTGCTTGGTGACGTCGGCCGCACTGCCCTGACACAGATAGTTGAGCAGCTTGTATTCATAGGTCATGTCTCGACCGTGTTTCTTATTGAATCCAGGCGGTTCCACATAGTAGGCGCGCCCGCCCCATGTGAACAGGCAATCACCAGCCTTGCCTAGCGCCTTGCAACGGTCCGCAAGCCCGCCGCGCCCCGTAAGGCTAGGCAATGCCCGCTTGTGCGCGTTGAGAAGGCTCTTAGCCTCCTCGATGCTGCATCCTATGCCGCCAGCGGTGGCAGGCGCGCCGCCCCCATAAATGATGCGAAAGTTCGCAATCTTTACGTTCTTGCGAGTAAAGGTAAGACCCGTTGTCGATGTAATCAAGTCCGCGGCAAATTGGTGAACGTCCAGCCACGGGTTGTCTTGATACGCCCGCATCAGCGGCCCATCTTCGAAATGGGCAGCTAGTCGTAGTTCCTGTCCATTGTAATCTCGATGAAGCCATTGTTCTCCTGGATCAGGAAGAAGGTAATTCCGAACCAAGGGGAGCGGAGGCACGTCGAGGAAAGAAGGATGCTCGTAACCGTCATCATTATTGTCCCACGTCTTGCTGATATTCAGAAAGTTCGGGTTCGTCGTACTCGGCCTGCCGGTGCGAGTGCCGCCACCTTCGTTGCGAATCTGGTTCCAGTTCGTGCTGATGTACCCGTCGCCCCGCCGATCTGCCTGCTCCAACCACGGCGACATGAACATCTTCAAGCAAGTCGTCAAACGATTGCGGTAGCCGAACGTGCTGGCAACGCGCGGGTCGGTGTAGAGGTCGGGGGTCAGCGTCTTCTTGCTGATGCTGTAGCGTCCCGTCGCTGTGAGTGCCAAGTCTTCTTTGCGCACTACGCCACAGCGCAGAAGAGCTTCCAGAACTTCACCGTCGTTGTCCAGACTTATGTTGTCTGCCTTCAGACGCTTGCGCAGCCAGTCATCGGCTTTGACGAGAGCGGCGCTGTAAATCTTGACATCTCGCCTTAGCCGACGAACATCTACACGAATGCCGACTCGCTCATTGTCTAAGAATATCGGCATGACTTTTTGCTCGCGCTGATACGCGGCAAGCATCCCATGCTGATTGATGACGTAGTCCCAGCTACTCTTGAACAGCTCCCACGTTCTGTCCGTGTCGCCCTTGGCATATTTGCCGACGAGGTCTCCGGGCGCTTGAGCGATGTGCTTTCCCCATTCGCTCGGCTTGAACGGCCCATGCTCTGCTTCGATAGAACGTTTGTTGGCCATGACCCATTCGCGAACAGCATCCTGTTCCTCCGGCGGGGTGTCAAGGAACCGCTCGGCCAACGGCTTCAGACCTAGCTTAGGGCTATGCGGGTCACGTAGAAACATGATGAACATCGCGTCGTGCATATCGAGCGCGGGAAGGCGCAGCATTCCAAGATGCGTCTCAGCCACGTCGACGTCGAACTTGCCGTTGAAGAACAATATCCCTTTGCTCGGACGCCAGATAGAGGAAAGGGCGTTGATAGCATCTTGCTTAGTGCAATTGTTGCCGGTTGGATGCCCCCAAGCGAAATAGCGCGAAGCCTTGCCGGGAAGGCGGATGCTGACGCCAACAGGCTCGGGGGGATAGTTAGGTCGCGCTTCGATACCTTTGGTTTCAAAGTCAACGCATGGTAGAGATGGGCAGCGCATAATTTCTCCATGAAAGAAGGGGCAGAGCAACAGTCTCGGGTCGCTTTTGACTGGCTCTGCCCCCGACACAAGACTAGCTATCAGAGGTGAAGAGGGATGTTTCTGATCGCAGCCTGTGTCTAACGCTTGCCCCTGCCGCCCGTCAGCTTCTTGTTCGCGGCCGCGCGCGCCCTCGGCTGCTCGTCTTCGTCTTCGGTGAAGGGCACGTACGGGAAGTCGATGCTGTCGTACGCCTTGCGATAGCGCGCCATCAGGGTCGGTATCAGTTCGCTGTCCACTTCGTCCATCAGCTCGAAGTTGATCTTGAACTGGCTCTTCGGGTCGGGGGTCAGATAGATGCGCGTGTAGACCGCGAACAGCGGCTTGCGCAACTGATCAGCGACTTCACGCACGTATGCGTCGAAGCCCTTGCCACTCATGACCGGAACCTTCAGATAGACAGCTTCGCAGGTAGCGAAATGGTCAGGGTCGTTGAAGAGCTCGACCTCGAACCCGCCGCCACGTCCCTGCGGGGTATAGGTGCCAGCGGGCAGACAGGCGAGCCGTCGCCGATTGCCGCAAGCCTTGCCCCGACCCTTGGCGGCGCTGCCCCATTGGTTCTGCGGACAGTCGTGACAGGTCGGCGACTGCGGCGAAAACGCGGGGTCAGCCATGTGCTCCGGGTTCGGCCCCATTTCATTCTTGAGCTCGGGGTCTTTGCAGAACGCGAAGCAGGTCGGCGGAGTGCGGTTGTCAGGATCGAAAGCCTCCTCGTAGTAGACATTCTCCAGACACCATGCGGCGACGATCACGATCATCTGGTTTCCGGGAAGAGGAACATCGTCGTATTGCAGCACTCCCGCTCGGGTGCTGAAGAACTTGCCCCCGCCGCCGCTGTCGGTCAGGACGGCGGAAGTTCCTGCCAGTTTGGCAAGTTCTTCGTCGTAGTTGACGATGTCTTGTGTGGGTTTCTTGGCCATGTAATAAGTCTCCTAGAACCACGCCATGAATGGGGCGAGGATGGCTTTCAAATCTCCAACCGTCATTGGACGGTCGGGTTCTTCGTCATCCCCGGCGAGAATGGGCACTATTACACGCCCATCATCACCGAGACCTGCGAACAGGGGAGCGTCGTCAGACAACTGTGCGTCTTCGAGGCTTTGAACGGCGTTCGCCAACGCCTTCACTGCTTCTCCGGAAATATACATATCACTTCACCTTCGTCAGCGAAATTTTCTTGGACTGGTACGTGCTGACGCCAGGAACTTGAACGTTGTCAGTCCACCGCGCTCGTACAGCATTGGCGTTGAGGGCGCGGTTGAGCAGATCGAACGCGTCGTGCTCACGAATGTGTCGATACAGCTTGTCCCAGTCTTCGACGACCGGCTTCTCTTCGCGCACGACGATCGCCTTGTAGTGCTTGCCGATCACTCCGCTTTCGGTGTCGGCGTCGATGCACTCGATGATGTGGTCGATGATGCGCTGCTCTTCCCGCTTCACAGCGTCGACTATGCCTTGCAGGGCAAGCCGCGCCTCACGAATTTCGTGAAGTTTGTCGGCGAGTCCGCCCATCTTGGTCTTGGGAAGTTTGTCTTTTGCAGTGGGAAGCCCACTGACTTCGATGCCGCACTTTTCTGCCCGTGCGCGGGCTTCTTTGTATGATCCTGCCATTTTCACTTGCTCCTCAGTTAACTTGCACACTAGCGGGACGGCTTTTATAGCCCCAAAGCGGCAGACGTGCAAGCGTTCAGGTATAGCCGCTTCCGTTACACACCTTGCACACTGTGTACAAGACTTTCCACCCGCGCATCTTTGAAATCGTGCCGGTGCCGCCACACGCTTCGCAAACGTTGCCGATGAAATATCGTTTCTCCAGCCATGCCAGCAAATCGTCTTTGGCTTTGGTCACTTGCGCAAAGGCTTCCGGCGCGCCGCCCTTGTCGGGGTGAGCAGCTTTAGCCGCATTCCAGAAAGCGGCTCGCACTTCTTCTGGAGTAGTATTGAACGGATCAACGCCAAGAAGTCGCGCCGCTTCCGTTGCTCTGCTATTGCTTATCATACCCGCACCATTGGACTTTTCAGGTGAGCCTCAACTTTCTTGCGATCTCTACAAGCGCGCCAGTAGTCGATGTTCCTAACCGCGAAGAACCGTTCCATGCGTCCACTCGGGCCTTGCAAGGGCTGACCCCCGTACGCCTGCGGCAGACCCGCGTTGCCAAGCTGTCGCCCAAGACCGACAGCGGTGAGCCGCGTATCCGGATGATCACGCCGGAACAACTCTAAAAGTTCTCGGCTGCTGAACAGATCTCGCGTATGGCGCATTTCACCTACGCGCAGAATCTGGTCGGGGAACATGATCAATTCCTGTACCCATGCGCTCGCTTCGCCCTTCGTGGCGGTGATCATTCGGTCCTTGGCCAAAGTGCGCGGAGCGGGCGCGCTCGGGTTGAAGTCTTCTGATATTTTGCGCCGCAGCAGCCAGTCCATCAAGTGAGAGGCCCCTTGACCTTTGTACCATTGGTCATAATCACGATAGAAGCTCTGAGGCAGCGGGTCGCCAGTCACTTCATTCACTAAAAATCGACGATCACGATCTTCCAGAAAGAAACTATCGCCGTGCTGCGAGGTGAACATGAAGTTCATCGCGTTCGGCAGTGAATATTGCGGAATATACTTGATGTTGATATCAACGACAGACTTGGTAATCAGGCGCTTGAGAACGTTCATGTAGGCGCGATTGTCTTTGCCGGTTATTTCATCGCCAAGAATGAACTGCTTGTTCTCTGCCCAGTACGACTCTTCAAGGTCGTCGTCAGCAATTTCCTTGAAATTCTCACCATATATCCTGCCGAGCGTGTAGCCGATCAGAGTCTTGCCGGTACCTTGCGCCAAGCCATGAATGACGACGGCCACGAACATCTTCGCTCCAGGATTCTGGATCGGATAAGCGCACCAGTCGTAGAAGTAATCCAGAATTCCAGGCTCTGCGTCAGCGAAGATGAACTTGGTCAAATCCAGCCACGGCTTCACCGAACCTTTCTTCGGCGTTACGCCCCATCCCGGCCACTGATTGAATTTCCGATCTTCTGTGAACCTTGGTTGTCCGGGCGCATAGGTCAGGCTCGCCACGCTTCGCCGTAGCGGCCAGCGCAGCCAGACGGGCGCGGCTGGAACTTTCTCACGAATGATCTCACCTTTGGCCGACACCCGAGTCTGCGTCGCGCTCGCAGTAGCCCATTTGCTGTGACCCTTGAATTGCTCAGCGCCGAGCTTCTGAAGCGTTTTCTCGACGATTATTAGTCCGGGATCTTCGGCATAGACCACTTCTTCATTTATCTTCCATAGGCTGCGCGTCAATCCAACCGGCTCAGCCCGCGCAAGAAGATCTTTCAATTCGTCGGGGCCAAACTCCAGCAGAAAGTCATCCAGCCCCATCTTGGTTTCGCTTTCAGGAAGCGTAACAATCTTGACCAGCGCGCCTCGCTCTTGAAGTTCTTCCGTCAGCGCGTTTATGGCAAGGCAGATATTAGGCTTGTCAAGATAGTCATTGTCGTAACAGATGAAGACATTACGGCGCGGCCACTTGATTTTCTCAAGTTCAGGAAGAAACCAAATGCCTTCTTTGCCAGAGCGAAAGTTCCAGACCCCTCCAAGCCCAATAGTGGGAAAGCCTGCTCGACAAGCGGCGGCAGCTTTGAGCTCTCCTTCTGTTATTATCACATCATATTCATCGTCTTTGGCAATCTTTTTCCAGTCAGTAGTCTTCGGAAAGTACGCACAAACTCCGGTCTTGGGCGGCTGCGCATATCTCTGCTCTTTCTCACCTGCAACTATCTTGAAGTCAATGGGTGTCTTGTCAAGATAGCGAATGCGAAAGAACTCAGGCCAGTTAGGATGACTGCGCAGCGGCTTCTTGTCGATGTCGTAGTACGGAATGACCAGAGCAGGGCGCGCATCGAATGATTTATCCAAGATAGCTGCACTTGGAACTTCATACATTCCCAGCTCTGATCCTTCCGCACTTGTTATGCCGCTTGATAGAAGTTTTTCTTTCCCAAGGCTTGTCCAAGTGTGCGTCATTATTTTGCTTCCATCCACAGACATAACGCGCCCCATGTAAGGAGCGCGCAGGGAGCCTAGCATAGCAGCGGGCAAGGGCGGGGCGCAAGCCTAGCGGCCCTAACGCCCCATAGGGGCCGCTCAGGAGGCCTCTCAGACGCGTAGGCGCGGCGCTGGCACCCTATGGGGCCGCAAAGGGCACCCCAAGCTCGTCGACGGCTATATAGGCGGGGTTAGCTACGAGATGCGTACCGTAGTCACCTTCGGGCGCGGCGCTCTGTATGTATTCAAAGCAATTGTGCTCTTCACACCATTCGACACGCATCAGAATCCAGATACCGCTGTGCGGGTTGAAAGTTGCTCCGATGTAGGGTTGGCCTAGATGAACAACGTATTTTCCTTCAGAAACTTTCTGCCACTTCAAGCGACGCGCATCTTCAAGACTGCGATAGTACACTTCCGCGGGTTGAGGAATTTCAGCCATAGCAGGTTCTCAGAAGAAATACAGTCACTACCACTATCGCGATCCAAGACAGAATGTCTAAAATGATCACTAACGCGCATCCCTTGCGGTTGAAAGGTTCGTCGTCCATTGGTTATCTCCTACGCTTTGGCCCAGTGAGGGACAGGTCTGTTTGTCCAGACTTTGGGAAGTTTGTCGGTAGCCCATCGATACAGAAGATACTGACGATAGGCTTGCACTATCGGCAAATGGGAAAAGTCCACTTCTCCATTGCGAGCGCTGTTCTGCCAGTCAGATGGAAATTCCGCACTTTTGAAGTGCGGCGCTATGTCGCGCAGCACAGCTTCGGTTGCGTGGACGCGCCCCCGCGCCGCCGTATAAACGTCGCAGAGCGCTATTCCGTGACGGTGTGCCCAAGCCCCGTTAGCGGGCGCGCGCGCTATCCAGAGAGTAACAGGGTGGCGCTGGTGGGTCGGCTTATATGGGGCGGCTATGCCGCGCCCATGTAGGGCGCAGCACAGCATCTGAGCAGTTTCAAGAATCATCTTGTTCACGCGCTTGTCGTCCAGGTTACGCGCAGCTTCGCAGGGATCCAAGTCGGTCACAAACAGATTCACGACGCTGCTCCTTTCTACGCTCCATGAACCATTCCAGACACTCTTGCGCTTCAGCGCGCCGCTTTTCGGCGGCGCACTTAATTGCCAGTTTCCGGGTTCTTTCCAAGTGCCCGTCGGTCACTTGTCCATCTCCAGCGCGATCATGGTGATAATCACCTGCTCAAGGCTTTTGATCTCTGCCCGAAGGTTGGCCATCACCATGACCAGCAGCAAGCGGCCTATGTCTGGATCATTCAGGATAGCCGCCTTCTCGTTGACTTCTTCGAGCATTTTCTCGACCGTGCTGGTGCCCATGGACACCACGATCTCTGCGATGGCTTCGGCGTCGTGCGACTTGATGGGGTGTTCAAGAAACGGATACGTCTGCGCCATTTCCTTATAGCGCTTGAAGTTCTCTTCGCGATTGAAGTGCGAATTTTCGACAGCCAGCAGACCGATGTTCTTCATTTCTTTCATACTACTTTCCTTTCTCACACGCCCGAATCTTTAAGATTTCCTGCGTAGGTTCGGGCAACGTCTCGCGCAAGATGTTTGGTCGGTTGGAAGGGGAGCTTTATCGCCTCTTCCCCCAATAGTATAAGCGGCAACCAACCAGACGCGCAACGCCTCACGCGCCAGCGCACCCGCTTATGTCTCTTTTGCACTACAGCACCTCCTCGAGCTCTACGATTGCATTGCCTGCCGCGCGGTTAATTTGCCCCTTGGCGTATTCCAACGCATCGGAGACGGTGTAGCAGGCGTCTCCACTACTACCGATGCCGCCAATGTAAAGCGCCCCCGCAGTAGGGTTCACCATGTCGGTCTCGTAGACAAGCGACAACGAACGTCCGTAACCGCTGTCATACGGCTGGCGGGTACGTTCCAAAGCCGCGAACATCAAGCGGCGCAGCATCGCCGGATGCGACAAGCTGAACGCAAGAGTGCTAATGTCCAGAGCATCTTCAGCGCGCTTGAGGCCGACGCTGAGACAAGTTCTCGCCGTATAAGTCTGAGTGGCCCACATAGCTTGAACTTCAACCCGAATCCCTTTGCTCTCGAGTCTGTCGATCAGGCTGACCATCGCCGCCCCGTAGTTCCACATGGAACGCGCCTTTACGTTACAGTTCGCGCCGATGCTGACGACAATGGACATCGTAGGTTTGGGTTTGCGCGCCGCGCCCCTGCGAATCATACTGCGCATATCGCCCGCAAGATATCGCTGAATGTCAGGGCGCTCACCCGCAAAGTCCGGCTTCTCCACGAAGCGGTTCGCGTTAGGAACGGGTTGCGCAAGGGCCGCAATCTTCTGAACCCCTTCTTCCCAACCGTCGTGGAGCATCCTGACCGCTTCGTCATAGTGAACGTTCAATGTCCAAGAGTGGTCGGGGTTAGCCGTTCGGCTTGCGAGTTTTTGACTCGGCCAGACAGCAGGCGTCGTTTCCAAATGGTGAAGAAGATCATGCGTGTCGGCATACTGCACCTTGATAAGTTCCTTGGCGTAGCTCTCAATAGGCATTGTAAGTCTCCCCAAGTCGCGCCGCCACGCGCGCTCTGTTGGCAGCATCCAGACCCTTCCAGATGCAGGCTTCTTCTACGGTCACACGATCCATGCCAGCGGCCAACATTCGTGCTCCCATGATGCTGGCGCGCGGACTGACTATGTGGCGCACCTTTTCCACAGCAATCGCGTTGCGCACCTTCTGAACACGACGACACCATTCGGGGTCGCCACTGATCTCCAGTTCCAACTGTTCGTCGTAGTCCACTTCCAGAACCACGAACCGATCGAGTGTTGCGGCGTCCAGCTGATTGCGGCCGACATACTGACGGTCAGCGCCGCGCCCGAACGTATTGCAAGCGGCGATGGCATAGAAGTCCTTGTGTCGCTTGACCAGCTTGTCCGGAAACGCGCAGCTTCCGTTGGACAGCGCCGCATTAAATGCCGTCAGGGCGTCGGCGTCGCTGGCGTCCATCTCGTCGAACAGGAACACGCCCCCGTTCTCATAGGCTTCACGGAATTGCGTACGAACGACCCTACTCGTCGCGTCCAGGAATCCGAGCAGCTTGTATTCGCTCGTGACGCGGGCTTCCATGTAGAAGTTCAGCTTCAGCAACTCAGCCACTTGTTCAGCCAGCGTCGTCTTGCCCGAACCCGCAGGGCCGACCAGCATGGGCGAAGCTCCTGCCACGACCGTCGTGAGAACAGGTTCCAGCATTCGATGCGCCCTGTCCACCTTCACGTTCGGTGCATTGCCGATCTTGATCTCAGCCACGCGACTCAACTGCGCCACGCGCTCGTCCACCAGTTCAGGAATCAGTGTACTCATGCGCTTGGCAATGGCTTCCACGGCGGTTTCCACCGTTTCCTCGGAAACTTCGCGCTTGACATCTCCGTCAAAGCCTCCGGGGTTTGTGAACTGCTTGATCAGGCGATCTTTGTCCTTGGCACAGTCGCGGTGAACCGGCTTCGGAAGGTCATTGACGATCACGAGAATGCCTTTTTTCGCAGCGACTCTATGCCCACAGACGCGGCAAGTGCCCGCGTACATATTCACTGTATCGGTGACGATAATTTCCATTTACTTTCTCCTTCAGATGAAACGAATGTAGTTCTGTTTGTCGGCCAGCCACTTCCAGTCGATAGACCGTTCGCGGTATTGCGGATAGTTGTCGAGAAGCCACCGTTCAGCTTCGAGAGTATTGGTGTTCGTAATGGCAGCAGTGACCATCACGGCTGTCCAAGTTCCCGAACGATGACGGCGATCGGCCGAATAATCGACGATCTCGTAGGTTGCGCCGCGCCGCTTGGTTCTGCGCCTAGGCGCGGGCGCGGGCGCGGGCGTAGGGGTCGGAGTGAGATACTGAAAGCGCGGCGAATCGTTAGGTAAGCGCTCCTTCGGCGCGCGAGTTTCGACCTTGTCGGTCGACTGGAGTAGTTCAAGTAGAACCTTCACTTCTCCAGGATCAATGAATTTGGTTACTTCCACACAGTTTCTCCTTGTATTACGCTACTTCAATGATTGACTCAATTTTTATTGATGAAATCTCCCCACTGCCTGGCCATCGCATCGGCGATTCCTTGGTATGTTTTGGAGCGCAGCTTCCAGCGATCAGCGGACGGACCCAAGTAATGAAGACGCTGGCGTTGATTGTCGGGGAGCGATTTCGTTTCCGCCTTCAGGTCGCTCGTCGGCTTCAGCGGGGGTAAACCCCGCAGCCACAAGCACGTCGCTTTTTGCTCCAAATGCCCGAACTGATAGGGCTGGATTGTCTGCGCTTGCTGTAGACCACCGATGCGTTCCTTGGCGTATTTGTGCATGATTGGATTCTCGATGGCGACCGCCTTGATGGGCGCATCCCAAAGCGCGCGGAAAAACGCGGCGGCTTCGTCCAACTTTGCCCATCTGGTCGGGTCTTTATGCAAATGGCACACGCCGCTGTTTGTCATGTATGTGCATGGCGGGTGGGCGATCATAATATCCCAATCGCCACGATAGGCGATTTCCAGCGCGTCGCCTTGTATATGCCAGCGCGGGTCACCATCAGTCGGCAACAGGTCGCACGACCACGCATCAAACCCACGGGCACGGAACGCATCTCTGACAGTGGCGCTGTATTCACAGGCAACCAGAATGCGTTTCATCGCTTGTATCCTTTCAAATTATAACGGGGGTGAGGCAACCCGCCCCCGTTATAGTGCCAATTTTGCCGAGCCGCTAGGGCAGCGGGCGCGGGTTATCGACGATATCCAGAATGACGTCGGTGTAGCCCAGAATTCCGTTCCATGTGAGATACACGTCCAGAATTTCGCGGCGCGTCATGAGCAGAGCCATCTTGTGGCCGATGCCGTTCTCGCTCAGTGCCTCAGCCACTGGCGGAATGTATCCTGCCGCGATGAGTTCGTTGTAGAGATCTTGTGCTACTTCACCTTGTTCGATCATGTTATGTTGCTCCTTAGCTAATGGCTTGACTGATGAACTCGACAGTCTCTTCGTAGTCGCTGCGAATGGCAGGCGGAACCGGCCAACGTTCAATCAGCCGAGCCATCGGGTTCGTCCAGCCGAGCTTCGCGGCAATGGCTTGCTGCATCTCGCCACTGGCGGCTTCCCAGTGAACAGCGGAACGACGCAGAGCATCGGCGTTAGCCGTTCGTGCCGCAATGTTGTCAGCCACCAGTTGATTCACCCATGCCAGCGTGGCAGGGCAGTCCATGCCGATAGTGGCAACGATGATTTCACGATAAAGTTCCATATTTGTGTTACTCCTTGTGATAGGGCATGAGCGCCCATCGTTGTCCCCTGCCGGTTAGGGCAGGGGACTCGGGGGAACTCTAGTCCATGCGGCTCACTTCAAACGAACCGTCCGGCTGAACTACGCAGACGATCGCGTAGGCGTGAACAGTGACGAGTTCATCGCCGATGCGAACGCTTGCCAGCGTCGGCAGAGCGGGGTCGCCCGGATACTTCAGCGCTCCGGTCGAAGGGTTGCGTTTCCACTTGCCCTTGCCATAGGGCGACCAGCCGCCTCCATGCGCGTAACGCTCTTGAACTTGTTCCGCCACGGGGCGGTCGTCCAGTGAGCGAGGCAGAATGATGAACGGTATCGCACCGAGATGGTCGAGAGTGCCCCCGCTGTACATATTCCATACGCCTTCCATTTCGTGTTACTCCTTGTGATAGGGCGACATTGCCCATCCTCGCCCCCGCCAGCCAGGCTGGCAGGGGTCCGGGGGGAAATGTTGCCCCTGCCAGCGGGCTAGGCTGGCAGGGGCGCATTGGTTAGTTCAGGAACTGGATGAAGCCCTTCTTGGCGGCCCAGTTGAAATCCAGCGGCTTGGGGTTGCCGTTGGGGAACCTGTAGCTACGTTCACGTTCGGCGCGCGTAGCTTCGGTTGCCTTGGCCGTGGAAGTGTGCCGCAGGATCTGCTCCACCATGTAGGTCGTCCAGGTGCCCGGCCGAACCTTCGTTTCGGCGAAGGTCATGAGAGCCTTGTACTTGCGGTCCCCGTTGGGGGCAGGCTTGGCCGGTTTGGCCGGTTGCGCCTTGCCCTTGGCCGGTTGCGCCTTGCCCTTGGCCGGTTGCGCCTTGCCCTTGGCGTCGGCGACAGCCTTGGCCGAATTGGGCGCGTTCTTGGCGGTCACGCCGGTTGCCAGCTTGGGGCGCGGCTTGGGAGCGACACCCGTAAGGGTGATCTTCCTGACCGTACGCTTGCCGTTGGCGTCCGTGGTGACTTCCAGGGCGGTGGACGTGGTAGCATTTTCCATGTTAGTTCTCCTTGCATATGCAAAGCACACCATGCGCCTTGCCCTATGCCCCCGTGGCGCAGGGGCATAGGGCAAGGGGGCGCAGGCAAGCCCGCGCCCCGCTGTGCTGTGCAAGGGTAGTAACACTAACGGCTAGCCTGCCACCTGCATTTATACACTATGCGCCGCTGGCAAAGCCTGACGCACGTGGGCTAAACCGCCGCTTGGCCTATTGGCCAAGGTTGCCCCCGCTAACACGGGTTGGGGGCCGTTAGCCTTGGCACCATTGCAGGGGTACCGCGCCCTAGGTGCCAAGGTACTTGCCGCAGGCCAGCCGTACTGCCTTAAGCCTGCCGCCGCGCCGCGCGCGGGCTTTGTGTAACCCCTTACCTATGCGGGGTACCGGCCCCGCGCCGTGCCGCCCCCTGGCGGCAACCCATACATAGCAGGCAATTCGTAAATAAAAAGTTAAAAATGCGAAAAAATTTCGCGCCGTAAAGCCCGTGCCGTTTTGGCACAGCGCCAATTTTGTTGCCAAACGTCCTTGCCGCGCCGCGTAGTTTGGCACGGGACTTGCAACGCGCAGGCGCATCGGGCAGGGGCAAACCGGCATTTCCCCGTCAGGCTCGTTTTAAGCGAAACTGAAGCGAAAGTTCGGGGCTTGGCACCCCTAATACCCTGAACCCCCTTACACGCATTATTTGACTTTTGGCACAGTTCTTGCATAGAAAAACGCGGTTAACATTTCGTAACCGAAATTTCCACTGCCCCGTTGTCAGTGTCTACGGTTGCGGCCCACTGCCCCGCGCGGCTTAGCGTCACTTGCAGGCTGGCAAGGCTAGGCGCGCGGCGGGGCGCGCCCAGGGCGGCTAGCACCCGCTGTAGTTGTGCATGGGCCGCGCGCGCCCCCAGCACAGTAACCGCGCCTTGCCCCGTTGCCGCGACTTTGTACGTGGTGGACGGGGCGCGGCCGGGTTTCCCATAGCGTTTATTGTTAAGAATTGCTTGGGAATGGGCGGTTAACGCATCGTTTATTTGCTTGGCGGCGGCGTTGCGCGCGGCTTGGTCGCCATGCAGCAAGGCGTCGCGGGCTTGGGTTAAAAGCGCGTTTAGAAATACAGTTAGCATAGTTGTAACCTCTAAGCGGTTGAAAAAAGCCACATTTACACTTTACAAAAACTGCGCCCTAACCTTTATATACCCCCAGTATACTTGTAAACCCTATTCATTAACTATCTATTAATATTCATTAAGTTTCTACCAACTGGTAAAGGGGTAGGGTTAATGTGTAAAGTGTAAATCTTTGCCGCTTAACCGCTTGTTATTGTTGCGTTCCTCCCCCGCTGAGACGCACAGATGCGCAGGGGTTTGGGGCCTGAACCTGCCTAACCCCTTGGTAACTATGGCAAAAGAAGTGTAAAGGAATTTGGTTAATTTGTCCCCCTTGTCACGTTAATCACTTCGCTGCTATACCTGCGCCGTCCCCTTGCCCGAAGCCAGCTTTGCGAAAGAGAGGTAAACGTTCGTAGTTACGAAGTCCCTAAGAGACTTGGTTAACGAGAAGTTACGAAGTTCGGTTACGAAGTCCCTAAGAGACATAGTTAACGGGAAGTTAAGAGATATGGTTAACGTCGAGCCGGAATTCGTTAACTATGATCGGATCGACGGGGCGACCGGGCGACGGGGCGACGGGGCGGCGGGGCGACGGATCGTCGGATCGACGCGGCGACGGGGGCGGGTGACGGGGGTACCTGCGGGGCGAGGGCGGTGTCGCCTAGCTAATAGCGACCCCCAGAACCGCAGCACGAAATTCTGAAAGTCATTATACCGAATAAGGAGAACCGAAGTGGCACGGCCCAAGAAGAAATACACAGATGCAGTTCTTCGAGAGCGCCACGAACGCGCATTGGCCAAGCGTCGTGAAAACGCCGCGCGCAAGAAAACTCTGGCGATGGCGGCAAAGGCCGCAGAAGGACAAGCAGACTTCGACGCCCTCATAGCCGCCGAAAAGGCGCGGCAGAGCGAAGCGCAGGCGCTCAGTGACAAGCGGAGGAATGGTGGTCTTGCCTCTCCAAAAGTCACAGCCAAAGCTCGCGACGATCTGGCCCTTGCTTTCGAACTCATGGGCGGAGTTCCGGCGCTGGTTGTGTGGGGCCGCGCCAACCCTACGGAATTCTACCGCATCTGGTCGCGCCTTATTCCCAAGCCGGTGGAGGATGCCAGCCACGCCCTTCCCCTCGAAACCCTGCTGGAGAAGCTGGCCTCCCGCGAAGCGTTGTCGGTGCGTGAGGCCGCTATTCAAGTCGGCGAAGAACTTCTGGAAGAAGGTCGCTTGGCCGCAGAAGCCGAAGATGTTGCTGCTGCTACGAAGTTCACAATCAACTAGGAGAAGCCCAATGCCCGCCCCCAAAGGAGCAAGTCAAGCCGAGCTGGATGCCGCCGCGCGGCGCTATGGGTATGCCAACTATGCGCAGATGAAGGCGCGGCACGACCTGGAAGAACGGCTGCGACAAGAACAACGGCCCCGCCAGATGACTATCGGGGATCGGCTGTCGCAGAATCTTCAACGAGCGAAGAAGAATGTGCTGAGTCTGCACCCCGCCACGTTGCTGGAACACGTGCGCAGCCGCATGGAACAGACTACGGGGCGGCGAGACTCAAGTATACCGACGAACATTCACGAGCAAGAAATCGAGAACCGCAGGCGTAAGGGGCATTAACGTGACTGAGCAAGAGCAGCTACTGATGCTTGCGAAGCTGCGAAGTTCGTTCCCGGACTACGCAGAAACGTGCCTGAAGATCAAGACGAAGTCAGGAGCGCTGATTCCATTCAAGCTGAACTATGCGCAGCAGCGAGTTCATCAGATCATCGAGGAGCAGCGCAGGCGCACAGGCAAGGTTCGCGTTCTGATTCTCAAGGCGCGGCAGCAGGGCTTCTCCACTTACGTCGCCGCGCGGTTCTATCATCGCGCCAGTTTGAATCACGGGGTCAGCGTTTTCATTCTTACCCATGAGCAGGCTGCGACCGACAACCTGTTCACGATGGTGGCGCGGTTTCATGAACACAATCCGCTGAAACCTCGCACCGGCGCGGCCAATGCCAAGGAGCTCATCTTCAGCAAGTTGGACAGCGGTTACTCTGTCGCCACGGCGGGCCAGAAGGCAGTCGGCCGCTCCAAGACGGTGCAACTCTTCCACGGCTCGGAAGTTGCCTTCTGGCCCAACGCATCGGAGCACTTTGCGGGAGTGATGCAGGCTATTCCAGACCTCGAAGGATCTGAAGTGATCTTGGAGAGCACTGCCAACGGCATTTCCGGCGAGTTCTACGAGCGTTGGCAGCAGGCCGAGGCAGGAATTGGTGACTATATTCCCATCTTCAGCCCGTGGTTCTGGGAACAGGGCTATCGACGCAAGGTTCCGCCCGGATTTAAGCTGCGTCGCGACAAGATGCCGGGAGAAGTGGTCAGTGAAGCTGAGTATGCGGAGATCTACGGACTTTCTCTGGAGCAGATGTGCTGGCGGCGCGCCAAGATTGTGGAGTTGAAAGACCCCATTCTCTTCATGCAGGAATACCCTGCGTCGGCTGAAGAGGCATTTCAGGCTGCTGGGCATGACAGCTATATTCGCGGAGAGCTTGTTCTCAAGGCTCGTAAGAACAACATCGTCGATCCGGCAGGGCCGCTGATCATCGGAGTAGATCCGAGCCGTTTTGGTGACGACCAATTTGCGATTGTCTGGCGAAAAGGGCGTAAAATCCTCAAACATCGGCTTATCGACAAGGTCGACGCGGTGACTGCCGCCAACATTCTCAAGCAAATCTTCGATGAAGACGATCCTGACCGTATGTTCATCGATGCGGGCGGTATTGGCGGGCCTGTCGTGGACATGGTCAAGTCATTTGGCCGAAAATACGACGTCCGCACGGTCGGTGTCAACTTCGGCGGTGAGCCACAGGAGCCGGAAATCAAGCTCGACGACGGAACTTTGCGTCCTGGCCCCAAGAACAGGCGCGCTGAGATGTGGATGCGCTCCAAAGAGTGGCTCCAAGATCCGTTGGGCGTGGATATTCCGGATTTTGGAATGTATCAGTCGGACGCCATTGGCCCGAAATACAAGTATGACATGAACCAGAGGCTCGTTCTGGAGTCCAAGGCCGATATGCGCAAGCGCGGCGTTCGCAGCCCTGATCTGTGGGACGCCGTAGCCCTCACTTTCGCGGAGCCGGTGTATGTCAAGCGTGAAGATGAGCGTCGAATACGCCAAACTTCGTTGGTTTCGCAGCTGAGTGATGGGTGGATGGTATGACTTCGCCTTTTCACATGAAGATGGAATTGGTTCAGAAGAAGTTGAAGGCGCGCACTCGCCCGGACGGCACGGCGCGGCCTGGATATGAGCAGAACGTGGCCATGTTGCGCGCAGAACTTGCCATTCTGAACGACCTAATCGACGCGACAAAGGAGAATGAAGCGTGAACCCTGACGACGAAAACGATTCTGGCACTCCTGAAGCGCGGGAACCGATTATTCCTGATGGCTACAAGAACGAAGAAGACTTTCTCGAGTACGTGCGCAAAGAATATGCGGCCGACGTAGCCTACGACCGCGACAATCGCGAGGCTGCGCTGAGTGATCTTCGGTTTCTGGCTGGAGATCAGTGGGATCCGCGGGTTCTGGCAATTCGTCAAAAGCAGGGTCGGCCATGTCTGACCATCAATGTTCTTCCGCAGTTCGTCGGACAGGTCATCGGTGATCGACGCATGAACAAGACAGCTATTCGGGTCGCTCCAAAGCGCGATGGCAACCGCGCCGAGGCGGAGATTCGCAGCGGCCTGATACGCGGTATCGAAGCAAACTGCCGTGCCGACCGCGCTTACGACGCGGCCTGCGAAGATCAGGTTTCGTGCGGTATCGGCAATATGCGGGTCGATCTTGAGTATGCCGCAAACGATGTCTTCGATCAAGACATCATCATTCGTCACATTCCCAACCCTCTTGCTGTCGTGTGGGATCGTATGAGCGTCGACCCCACTGGGCGCGACGCGCAGCATTGTTTCGTGGAAGACAGTATTCCAATTTCTGTCTTCGAGAAGATGTATCCGAATGTTCCGCCGCCTAGCTCACTGGGTGACGACGTCACGGCTACTCTGTCAGCCTCCGGGTGGTTCGAAAAAGATTTCGTGAGACTTACCGAGTTCTGGCGGCTTGTGGACAAGCCTGCGACATTCGCTTTGATGCAAGATGGTGATGTCAAAGACGTCACTGGTCAGTCGCCTGAAGAATACATGGATATGGTCGCGCTCGACGCCAACGGACAGCCGCGAATTCGTCAGAGTTACCGCACGTATGCTCGCATGAATATTGTCTGTGGCCATGCAGTGCTGACTGAAGACTACGAAATTCCTCTGACTCGGCTTCCGATCATCAAGGTCGAGGGGCGTGTGGTACGCGTCGGCGAAGATCGTGTTCGCTTCGGCCTTGTGCGCCTCGCGAAAGACAGCCAACGAATGAAGAACCTGTGGCGCAGCAACGCCGCAGAACTTCTGGCCCTCGCTCCCAAGGCGCAGTGGATCGCAAGTGAAGATTCGGTCGAAGGGCGCGAGAACGAATGGCGCATGGCCCATCTGAACGGCGAGCTAATTCTAATTCACAACAAGAACACCGAGCCGCCGCAGCGGCTTGATCCGCCGATTATTCCGGCCGCTTTGCTGCAAGAGGCGCAACTCAATCAACAGGATATCAAGGACGTCACCGGCATTCACGAGGCTAGTCTCGGAATGCGCTCGAATGAAATCAGCGGGCGCGCGATCAACGCGCGTAAGATGCAGGGTGACATTGCGGTCGTCACTTACCACGACAACATGAACGCGTCCATTTTGGAAGTCGGCGACGTGGTCAATCAGCTTCTGCCGTTGGCTTTCGACAATACGCGCACCGCACTCATTATCGGCGAAGATGACAAACGTCTGCTTGTGACGTTGAATGACCCGACTGATGAGAACAGCCCCAACATCACTTCTGGGCGCTACGAAGTGTCGCTTGAAACCGGTCCGAGCTTCGCCACTCAGCGCGAAGAAGCGCGAGAAGCCATGACCACCCTCGTTCAGACAGCGCCTCAGCTGTTCGACATTGCGGGTGACCTGCTGGTCAAGAGTATGGACTGGCCGCAGGCGCACGAGATCAGCGAGCGGCTGCGCTCGGCCATGGAGAAGGCGGGGGTCATCGAGCCGAGTACGGACGAAGCTGATCCACTCGCACAGCAGCAGCAGGCTGGAGACGCTGAGCAGCAGGCGATGATGATGCAGCAGATGCAGGAACAAGAACTTGCTGCTCAGGCACAACACGCGCAGATGATGCGTGAAATCGAAATGCAGAAAGCCGCAGCTGAGCTTGAACAAGCTCAACTTGCGGCGCGTGAAGCGCAGGCTCGTGCGGCCAAGGCGGAGGCAGAAGCCCTTCGCGCGCGGGCAGATGCAGCCAAGGCGCAGGCAGAGGCGGCAGCAGCGCCCCTGATGGCGCAACAAAAAATTGACTTGGCAGAAAGGAGCGCAAGTGCTAAAGAGCTTTCGCTCTCGGCTCGTGCGCAGCAACCCCCGCGACCTAACCGCACACCGAAGAAAGGCAAATGACTATGAGTATCAACAGGGTTCACCAGTTCTATCCCGCTCTTCCGAGCGAACCTGCTACCTCGGAAGGCAACGCGGGCGGCGGGGGCAGCAGCGCCTCCACACCTGCCAGTGGATCGAGCGCTCCCCCCGCCGATACCCCCGCTCCCGCTCCTGAGTTCGGGGCGGAGGAGAACTTTCAAGATTTTCTGCAGAGCGTGGCTGAGCATGAAAAGCAGCAGGGGGCTCCTCCGGCAGAGCAGCCGCCTGCGCCTGAACAGCAGGATGAAGCGGCTGATAAAACCGAAGATTCCAAGCCCGCAACTCCATCTCTCAAAGAACAACTTGCCGAAGCGGTTCGTGCTCGCGAAGCCGCAGAAGCAAGGCTGGCCGCTCTTGAAAAGCCTGCCCCTCGAGAGGCTCCGCCAGCATCCGCGCAGGACAATGATCCTGAACCCGACCCCGCGAATTACGAATTCGGCCTTGCCGATGCAAAGTATATCGCGGACACGGCGCGGTGGAACGCTCGGCAGGAATTCGTCGCTCAAGAACAGCAACGAGCCGTCAAGGCTGAACTTGCAGCGATCGAAACCTCGTGGAATCAGCGCATCACTGACCAGCGGATAGCTGAGCAGTATCCTGATTTCGTCGAGAAGGTGGTGAAGGGTGCTGATCGCGATGATTGGGCACTCAGTGCGGTCGGAGCGCTGCTCATCAAGAACAGCGAATTCGGTCCGGACGTGGCTTATCATCTCGCCTCCAATCCGGAGGAGAGCCGCCGCATCGCCGCTATGGATCCTTACGAACAAATGCGCGCCATTGCCCGTCTGGAGGGACGGTACGAAGCTCTGGCGAGCGCACCCAAGGCTCCTGCAACTCCTCCGAAAGTCGCTCCCAGTGCTCCCAACCCGCCGAACCGCGTTCGCGGAGCAGGTGGCAAGTTCGCTGTGGATGGCGACACCGAAGATTTCGCTGCTTTTTCGAAATACGCCGATACTGTTCTCAGCAGTCGGTAACAGGAGACTTTCACCATGTCCAATACCCTTCTCAATCCGAAGGTTTACGCCAACGTCATGCTCAAGCTGCTCGTGAACAATCTCGTCATGGGTCGGCTCGTCACCACGCAGTTCAACAACGAATTCAAGAAGATCGGCTCGACGCTGTACATCAAGCGCCCGCCGGAATTCGTGGTTCGTGAAGGACAGGTCGCGCAGGTGCAGGATGTGATCGAGGGCGAAGCCCCCATCCGCATCGACCGCCAGCGCGGTGTCGACATCGAGTTCTCTTCGCTGGAAGATACGCTGACCGTCGATGGTCTGCTCAAGAGCTCGATCATGAACGCGCAGGCTGCGGCGATCGCTCAAGAGATCGACTCCGACCTGATGGAGTGCGTTCTCGAGTTTCCGAACTGGGTCGGTACTCCCGGCCAGACCATCAACAGTGCGCAGGACTTCTTCGAAGCTCCCAAGCGTCTGGACATGATGGCGGTTCCGGGTTCCGATCGCTGCGGTGTTCTGGGGCCGAACGACTGGTGGGCGCTAGCGAGCAGCTTCGTCGATCTTCAGACGCAGGAAAACGTCGCGCAAGATGCTCTGCGCCGCGCTCGCCTGCCGATGGTCGGCAACGTGCAGCCCTACATGACGCAGTCGGTCGTCAACCTGACCACTGGCTCTCGCGCTCAGTCCGGCGCGGCGCAGGTCAACGGGTCTAACCAGAACGTTACTTATCTGTCCATCTCGGCCAACGACTACAAACAGACGTTCAACATCAAGAACCTCACGGCTGGTCATACGATCAAGCGCGGCGAGGTCTTCACGGCGGCGGGCTGCTATGCGGTCAACCCGCGTACGAAAGCCGACACTGGCTTTCTGTACGAGATGGTCGTTCTGGAAGATGCGGTGGCGGACGGTAGCGGCAACGCGACCCTCACGATCGCCAATCCGATCATCATCGACGGCCCGTACAAGACCGTCACGGCGGCTCCTGCGAACAACGCGGCCATCACCTGGAAGGGCGCTGGGAATACGACCTATACTCAGAACGCTGTTTTCCACAAGAGCTCGATCGCTCTGGTCTTCGCCAAGCTGACCGACCCGTTCACGGGAACTGCCAGCTACGCGACTGATCCGGCAACGGGCGTCACTGTTCGCTACTGGCGGACGAGTGATGGGACGAACGATACCCATATGCACCGTTGGGACGTTCTCTACGGTGTTCGCAACATCGATCGTCGCCTCGGTACCCGCATCAGCGGCACCGCCTAACGTTCACAATCTACGCGACGCAGCATGGTTGCTGCGTCGCACTTCAGGAGAATACCCTCATGTCTCTCAATCCCACCAACAAGCCCGCGCTGGATGCCAAGACCTTCGACAATGGTACTCCCGTCGCCGGCATTCTTCAGCCGAACAATCGCATCGAGCTGACGGTCGACACTCCGGCCAATACCGCTGCCACGAACACGACTCCGTTCGGGTTCTCCACGGCGGCGCAGGCGAATGCGCTTGTGGCCAATGTTCGCGAAATTCGCGCGGCCCTCATCGCGGTCGGCATTCTCAAGGACAACGTGCCGAACTAATTGCAACTAAGACTCCGCGCTTTATCGGCGCGGAGTCTTCTAACCGGAGGAATTCATCATGGCAGAACGATTTTTGTCGGCCGGTGTTCGTGAGCGTCTTGCCCGAGAAAGCGCCCCCTACTCTCATCAAGAGTGGCCTGCGTGGTTCTATGGCCCGGACGGGGCGGCGCACGTCTTCAATTCGCCAGAAGAAGTGCCGAATGGCTGGGCCAGCCACCCCGACCTTGTGGGCAAGAAGGCTGAACTCAAGGACGTCGCTCTCAACATCAGCGACGACGACGACTCCGTCGCGGAACTGATGAAGAAGACCGCTGCGGAACTGATCCACATTCTGACTGTGGCGCAGTCGATCGACGAAACTATCGAGTTCCTGCCTTCGTGGCCGAAGATGCGGCTGGCGAAGACTATCGTCGTTCATGGTATCGACTGGAATGATACTGTCGAAGAAGAAGCGGAGTAGCCGCACATGACTCTGACTTCAGCAGTAATCAACGACGCATTTCGCGAGAACAACATCATACCTATCGGAGCAGAGCCAACCGACTTGCAGTATGACGAAGCGCTCCGAGAGCTTCGTAGGATTATTGCTGGAGTTCTTGGGCTGTCGATTGGCGATCGTTACTTCGATTGGCCTGTTGGCAACCTCAACGTGACTGCTGACACCGATTGGAACCAGACGCTGTGGTCAAAGGTGCTTGCCAATGCACGGCTCATCGTCAACTCCGACACAGCGCAGACCGTATCCCTGCCGCCTGATCCGCAAGATGGCGCTAGGATTGCTGTCATTGATCCTGAGAATCGACTTTCTTCCGCTCCTCTAACCTTGAAGGGCAACGGTCGAGAGGTTGTCAGCGGCCCTGAGCTGCTGCTGAACGTGAATGGCACGAGTCTGCAATTGTTCTACCGCGCCGACCTTGGGCGTTGGGTAGAGATACTGCCGCTGACTGGAGTCGATCCCGAAGAATTTCCATTTCCTGAAGAGTTTGATCACTACTTTATCAATCGGCTGAATATGCGCCTGAGTTCGCGCTATGGTCGTGCGCCAACTGAAGAGAGCACCGCCACTATGCTGATTGCTGAGAGGAACTTGCGGTCGCGGTATTATCAAACACAGATTATTCCTCCGGATATCGGTGTTCTACTACTCAGTCGGCAGGCATACACTGCGCGGATTACTCCGCACATTGTTCGTGGGAGAGTGGGATGGGAGTAGATGTTCCTCTTGCCCGTAGCGACTACTTCCGAGGCGTAGCCAAAGAGGCGCGCATTCGGACACGCAATCGGTATTTCGAAGAAAATCCTGTCCTGACCACGACGCAGGCGGCGTTGATCTCGCGTCCTGGCATGAGGCGCTGGCTGGAAGTGGGTTCTGGCCCCATTCGCGGCGTCTATAGCCAGCCGGGAAGCTTTGACGGCGATTTGTTCGTGGCGTCAGGGGAAGAAATCTGGCGCGTGAAGCCTGACAAGACAGTAACCTTCATCGGCAATCTTCCCGGTCCTGCCCGTTCGCCCGTTGAAATGGTCGCCACAGGTAACATCGGGGAGACGCCAGCTTATCTGTTCGTGACGGGCGGCGGTACGCTCATGTGCTATGCCGAAGAAGGCTTTGCAAGTGGACAGTTGACCGGCACTCCGGCGAACAATGACCAAGTGCAGATCGGCAGCATCTACTACAAGTTCACCAGCGGCAGCGTGGATGCGGGCGCGCCCGCAGGTACACTCGCAAATCCGTGGTTGGTTGCTCTGGGCAGTTCTCCCGGTGAGGCTTTCGATAATCTGCGTAAAGCTATCAATGACATCGGAATTCCAGGCACAGACTATAGCACGGCCCTCGTTTCTCATAATGAAGTTCAATCAGTCGAGAGCACTTCCAGCAATGTGACGGTCCGCGCGCTTGTTGCGGGCATATCCGGAAATGCTATCATCACGACAGAGACAGGTGCGGCGCTGGCGTGGGGTGCAGGGACGTTGACGAATGGCGGGAATCCGACCTGGTTTCCGATTGTCACACCTGACGATGTAGGTATCATCAGTCTCGGCTACATCGCGTCTTACGTTGTGGTCGTTCCTGCGCAAGATGAAAAGATCAATGGACGTTTCTTCTGGATTGAGCCGGGAGAAAGCACGATTGATCCTCTCAATTTTGCGACGGCGGAACGTGCGCCTGATCCGATCTATCAGGTAAGGGTGTTCGGCGACCAATTCTGGCTTCCTGGCGCTAATACAACAGAAGTGTGGTACTTTACTGGAGACCTCGACGCGCCTGTGGCTCGTCTGCAAGGTGTGACTTTTGATCGAGGCACTTGGCCGGGAACGGCTGTGCAGATCAAGGAAAGCATGGTGATCGTTGACAGTGATGGCGGCGTGTTCCAGATCGCGGGCGGATTGAAAAGGATCAGCCGTCCGGATATCGAGGAACGTATTCGCAAGGCCATCCAGTTTCAGTCAAATTCTTAGGAGTAGTTGCGATGACGCTTCAATGGGCAGACTTTCCTTCCGGGGAACAAGGGCTTTACGGCACACAAGGCGACCGGATGCTCGATGGTACTCCGTGGGTTTTTGTGGCAAGTTTTCCAATTTCGACCGCTATTGCCGCTGATCCCGATCCTCTGATCGGCGCGAATGGTCGTGTTCTCAGACACAGAGCATTGAGCGGTTCGACAGTTGCCACGCGACTTGCATTGACGTCTCCCGATGATGTTGTGGGAGTTGCCCATAATTTCTACGCTTCATCGCTTCCTCTGACAGCTACCCCTTTTCTCGCATTTCTGACGACAGGAAATGTTCTGCGTTACCAAGTCAGGGTTCGACCCAACGGAGGACTGGAAATCACGAGGAATACGACAGTTGTAGCGACTGCCGATTTTCCGATTATTCTGGCGAATAGTTGGAACCTGATCGAAACTCTCGTCGATATTACCGCAGGAACAGTTGAGGTTCGCAAGAATGACCTGACTGTTTTGTCTTACACAGACCCCACCCCTTTCACAGGAACGATTGGCCTTGTAAGTTTTCCTGACGCTAACCTTGGCGAGTCAAATTCTTTTTTCAGCAAGAATATCGTGGTCTACAATGGTCAGGGGTCTTCCTTCAACACATTCCAGGGCAATGTGATTGTCACCGATCTTCGACCTGACGAAGACGTAACCCTTGGTGGCTGGACACCTTCGACCGGCACCGAAGCGTGGCCCTTGCTGGATGAATCGCCTCCTGATGATGCGGATTATATTGAGGCAGGGCATTCGCCTTTGCCTTCTCCTGCCGAAGTGGAATTCACTTCGCTGCCGCCTGATGTGACCTCAATTCGTGGACTGATTTCGATTACTCGGTCTCGCAAGACAGACGGTGGCGACGGGAATTTGCAGACCAGTCTTTCGCCGGACGGCACAAACTATGATGTGGGAACGGACAATCCCGTCACCACTACGCCGACCTATCGCTATGACGTGAGCCAAGTCAGCCCTGCGACGACTGCGGCTTGGTCTCCCACGGAGGTGAATTCGATCCGGCAGCGTTACGACAGGACTGTGTAGCATGGCGCTCACGCCGCAAGTCAGGCTCACACAGACAGCAGTCCGATCTGTCGCGGTCGGAGATAGCGACCTGCGCCTGTCTCAATCTTCCGTGCGTGTCGTTTTCAACATTCCGACGCAGAGCGTGGAAGTTTCACAATCTTTGGTTCGGCCTGTCGTAGGCAAGAATGCCACCGGATTGAGAGTTTCTCAATCGGTCGTGCGTGTTGTTTATCGTGGACGCATCGAAGATACCATTGTTCGTGCGTGGACCTTCACGCTCGACGGGCACGACTTCTATGTGCTGCGGCTCAATGAAACAGAAACGCTGATCTATGACACAAGCACTGAGCAATGGGTCAATTGGGATAGCCATGGTCTCCCTGTCTGGCGCGTGAATTGCGGCACCAACTGGATCGAAGGCCAGTCTATCGGATTTGAGTCCGGTTCCGCAATTCTTGCAGGCGATGATCAGGCAGGGATTTTGTGGGCGCTGGACCCTGAAAGAGCCTTTGATGAAGCAGTGCTGTCAGATGCTCCTGAGCAGACAGTGCCCTTCCAGCGCATCGTCATGGGTCAGGTACCTATGACGGGCCGTGAAGTGCTGCCATGCTACGCCTTGTTCCTGATCGGGGATAATTTCGGACCGCTGACAGATGTTTTCACTCCGCAGATCACTCTTGAATATTCGGACGACGCAGGCAAGACATACCATGACGCAGGCACGATTGAGGTGACGCCGAGCACCGTCAATCAGCCTTACGAATGGTATTCTCTCGGACAGATTGAAGCGCCTGGACGTCTATTTCGCCTCAGGGATACTGGCGTATTCACGCGCATCGACAGTCTGACCATGAACGACGGGCAAGACTGATGGTCGGCAAGCTACAGCCTCTCGTCAATAATCAGATGATCGTCGGGCCTGACGGCAAGCCGACCGAGTATTTCATTCGGTGGGCGCAGCAACGCCAGATCGACATAGGCCAAGCCATTGATGAAGATCGCGCTCTTGAGATAATCCAGGCGTTCATAGATGATTATGCGCTGCAAGCGGGCAGTGGCATTTCCATTACGCCGGATGGTAAGCTGACCAGCAACCCGACGATCAGTGCCGAAGTGCAGGCCATTCTCAACCAGATTTCGAGCACGCACGGTGCAGTGCTGTTTCGCGGCGCGACGAATTGGCAGGCTCTTGCTCCGGGCACGGCAGGTCAAGTGCTTGCAACAAATGGCGCAGGGGCAGACCCAAGTTGGGTCAATCAATCCGGTGGTGGCGGGCTTATCATCGACATGGGTGCCTCGGATGCTTCTTACGTAACATCGGGTGGTGCTCAAGCATCTAAAGCTAATATCATAAAACCTAGACGTGACATGAGCGTGATATCTTTATATGCTCGAATGTTCTCAAAAGTTAATGGAGCAACCTATACTGGCATTATCGCCACTCTTTCAACGCCTACAGGCTATACTATTGGCACTGTTTTGGGCACAACTACGACTTTCACTGCCACAGACACGTCGCAAGAATGGATTGAACTCACTTTTAGCAGCCCGATTTCTCTCACCGCAGGGACTCGATATGCTTTAATTATTACTAGAAGCGGTGTAAGCGGAACTACAGTCCTTACTATTTCAACGTTCGCAAGCAATGGCGATGTCAGTTACACTACTTTAGTCAGCGATACGGGTCTTTCGGATTGCGGCTATGCAGCCTACACTGCCGCTAATCCTCCAGTAGCGGGCACAGCAGCAGCGATTTCAGGCTCTCCCGGAGCATATGGAATAGGAGTCAAATATACTTGACCTTTCGCCGCTCCTAGGCTATGACTGCCCTGTTCCCTCGCCGCAGCGCGTTTCGTTCGTATAGTCTAGTGCAGAACTATATTGGGAATAGATGTACTAGAGCGCAGGGCTTGCAATTTTGAGCAACTTGATTTATAGGTCGTGACGTCAGGAGATTTTCTATGGGTATTCTCAGATCGCTTTTCGGGGGTAGCAAACAAAGAAGCGACAACCAGGCGTATTCGACCGTCGCTCCGATGCTTACCCCTGCCCTTGGCACTGGCGTCAACGCTCTCAATCGGCTTGACAGCGAGTTGGCTGGCGGGTTCGACGCCTTCAAGAAGAAGGCGGGCTTCGATTTTCAACTGGGGCAGGGCTTGCGTGGCATCACTGGCGCTAACGCGGCGGCGGGGCTGTTGCGCAGCGGAAAAACGGGTCGAGACGTCGCCCGTTTCGGCAACGATCTGAGCAGCGCCATGTATGGAAACTATCTCAACCAGCTTGCAAACGTCAGCGGTCTTGGGACTGGGTTCGGGCAGCTCTTGGTCGGTGCAGGCGAGCGCAGCAGAGGCAAATCTAGCAACGGTATTCTGTCGACGCTGTTTGGCAGATAAGGAGACGGGGCTATGGGCGTCGTTCAGAATATTATTGGGATTGTTCGCGATATCAACGAACGCAAAGAAGATGCGCGCATCAAGAATGCTCTGCGCAACAATCTCAATAATCTTGATCTGGGTATTGAAGAGATCATGCAGATCAACCCGTATAAGGGGATGGCACTTGAGGATGACCTCTTCAAGCGCCGCAAGCAAGAGGTTGAGCTGCAAGATTCTCGCGATCAGGCGATCATTGATCGTCTTGGTGTTGCAACGAAGTATCTGCGCGGAGTTCCGTTGGAAAAGCGCGCGGAAGTGATGGAGAGTTACGCGCCTTTGTTTCACGAATTGATCGGCCCAGACAACTACGACGCATTCAAGAAGGCTGCGCTGTCTGATCCGAACTATCTGGCGGCAGTGGATGACAACACGTTCCGCGAGATGTTCAAGAACGCGAATGAGATGCGGACGGTTACGCCAGGATCGGTCGTTCTGCGTGGCGGGCAGCCGATTTTCCGCAACCCACACAAGGCTATTGTGGCGAATACTCCACAGGGTGCAATCCAACGCGTCTTCGATCCGAATACTGGCGAGTATATGGACGAAGATGCCGCTGAGTATAGATCGTCGGTAGATGGAACGGCCCCTGTCGCAGGGCAGGGGTTCAGGTTGACTGTGGACGCTGTTCGCCCGCACATCGTTCAGCAAGAAAGCGGTGGTGATTATACGGCAGTCAATCCTACGAGTGGCGCGCTTGGCGCGTATCAGGTGATGCCTGCCACTGGCAAGGCTCTTGCTGAGCGCCTTGGCTTGCCTTGGCGTCCGGACATGATGCGCAGCGACGACCCCGCCAGCGTCCGATATCAAGATGCTATCGGGAGCGCAGCCATTGCAGAAGCCATCGACGCCAGCGGTGGAGATCCGCGCATGATGGCGATGTACTACTACGGTGGAGCTGATCGCAACAAGTGGGGACCGCGGACTAATCAGTACGCTGATGAAGTAGTGACGCGGCTCGGCGGCGGGCAAGCCCAGAGCGCGACACAGCCGATTCTTGGCAGTCGCACGACAATCAATCCGAAGACCAGCGTGCCGACTACTCCGGGCCGTATTCTGTCTCCCGAAGAAGCGGAGGCTCTCGGCTTTAGTCCGGGAACCGTCGTTCAGCAGGATGGTAAGGGTTACAAGGTTCTTCAGGCTCCTCCCAAGTCGGCGGCTGCCAGCGCAACAGCCCAAAAAGCTGAAGAGATGCGACGGAATGCGCAGCGCGTGTTGAATTCGACGCTTGGCTCTCTCGCTAATAACTACGTCGAACTTTTCAGCATGGGAGCCGCGACCAGCAGTTCGCGCTCTCCCGCTCAGAATGCTTTGGCGCGGCTGGGATCCAGCAGCGTGGGACAATTTGTTGGAGAAACTATCGGTACAGAGGCTCAAACCATTCGTCAAACAATCCGCAACGCTTCTCCGATATTGTTGAATACGATACGGCAAGCTGCGGAAATGGGCGTCCGCGGTATGGACTCCAACAAAGAACTGGAGTTCTACGCTCAGGCAGTTGGTGACGTTTCCAAGCCGATTGAGGCGAACCTTGCTGCACTTGTTGTCCTGGACATGGCTTACGGGTCTCAGACCGGTGACGCTATTCTGCGTCAGCTTCCTCCGTCTCTGCGCCCGCGTGTGGAGAAGCAGATCGACATCATCATGCAGCGCGACGGCATCAGGTTCGGTAAGCCAGGAGAAGGTCTGTATAAAGACAGAACTGGCGGTCTCCAAAGACTTGGCACTGGTCAAGCGGAAGAGCAAGACATTCCGATTGGAACTATCATTCGCAACCCAAGAACCGGACAGCGCAAGCGCAAGACCGCTTCTGGATGGGAGGACGTCAAGTGAGCACCAGAACCCGCATCCCTGATGGCTTCGAGATTGAGCGGCTTCCCGAGCCTAAGCCTACGAATGCTCCTCTCGGTGCCAGTGACCTTCCAGAAGGTTACGAAATCGAAGATTATACGAGCGACATTCTGAAGTCTAGCGTCACTGACTACGGCGATCCGTCGAAGATGACGGCTGAGCAGATCAAAGCTCAGATCGCAAAGCAGCGTGAAGATGGCCTGACTGATCTCGATATAGAACAGTGGCTCCAGCAGTGGGGTCGTTATCCCGACATCAGTCTGCGAGATTACTTGGCAGACCCTACCGGCAAAGATCTCGAGATTACTCCGGACTACGACATCGGCCCGCTCGACGCTGCATGGTCTGGACTGAAGAGCGCCGCACTTCGTGGATGGGATGACGAATGGCAGGCCGGATGGGGTGCTGTGGGCAACAAGCTCGGCACTGTCCTCGGTCTGAATGAGAGCACCGCAGACTTTGCAGATATCTACGAAGCTCTGCTGGCCCAGAACCGCGATTACAAAGATCAAGCGTGGGACAAGCAACCGCTAGCCTACGGCTTGGGCTTTGTGCCCGGAGCGTTTCTGGGGCCGTCGTATGCGGCTCTCTCACGCGCGCAAGGGCCTTTGGGCAGGGTTGGCGGGGCCGCAGCCATCGGAGGCATCGAAGGGGCTGTAAGCGGCGCAGGTAATGCTGAAGGGGGCCTTAGCAACCGCCTACTCGACGCCGCCGTTGGTGGTGGAACGGGGGCTGTTCTTTCCCCGTTGATGCTTCCCGCTGCCAACTTAGCGGGCGGGTTGATTGACAGCGGCATCAATTCTGCTCGTCGTTTGCTTGGCCGTGAGAATGCGCTCAACACTGGCCTTGAGGCGTTGGTGCGACGCGCCCCGCAGAATGCCGACGCTATGAATGCTCGTCTGGCTGAGATGGATGCTGCCAACGTGCCCGCTCGTCTTGTCGACCTAGTGGATGAGAGTGGTCGCGGCGTCATACGTTCGGTCGGGAGCAAAATGACCCCCGCTCGTGAAGAACTTGCTCGCGCGGCTGATGACGTCTACATCAATGCTCAGAACCGCATTGCGCAGCAGGCTCGGGACAATATCAGCGATTCGCCACTTACCTCCAGAGAAATTGCGCGCGATATCGAGCAGCAGCGCAGCAATCTCGGACCTGAATTTCGC